ACGCTGAGTGCCATCAGAGCATCCTGCTTCCTCTCCGTTTCAAGCCCCGGTGGCAGCAGCGGGGTGGCATCCGGCCATGTGGGTTCCACCGCTGTCCAGGTGGACTCCGGAATCCAGGGTATCCACCCAGGAAGCCAGGTGACAAGCCGCTGTTATCGTGCGGTTATCTGACGAAGATGAGTGGCTTGCCTAAGGGGGTGGCTTCCCGGAAATCCGGCCCTGACGCTGGCGATATCGCGTGCTTCGCCCGCCAGCATACGAATGTGGCCAGGAAGGAACCAAGAACTCAATGGGTTAGCCCATTGGACCCCGGCTGGACCCTTCACTGGACCCCGGAAGCCAGCGGCGCGGCGTCTGCCTGCGCGCTCCTCTTCCGAGTATGCCCTGTTTAATAGCCTCGGAACGCCTGATTGTCTTGGCGTTCGATGTCTCGTTGATAATTGCCTCACTTCGCGCGAAGGTCTTGACACCCGACCTCGCGAACCTTCTGGACGTCGGATTGTTTTCCGCGACAGTAGCGAATGACAAAAGAACCGGGGACAGGTGATCTATGGGTGAAGCAAAGCGACGAAAGCGGCTCGAAGAACTGGCTGAAGCGTCGTCCAGTCCGATGAAGCGCGCCCGCTTCAATCTGTACACTATGGGTACGCGTCTCTCTCGCACGGCTTACATGTGTGAAGAGGTCTCATGGTGGTGCTCGCATGACGAGGCCTTGCTCGGAATGGTGGCACGCGACACAACAGACGACGACTACCTTTGGATGATATTGGCGAGGGACAAGATCGGTCGCTTCCGCTGCGCCGCCCTAAAGACCGACTTCCGTACCAAAGAGTTTGCGGAACGGCAGCTTCGGGTGGCGATGGCCGAGATAATCGAGAAAGGCGAGATTGAAGAATTCGGTCAACAGGGAGACGAAACGAATAGCCCGTTGGATCCCTTTCATGTTCCGGCTGACCTGGCTGAGGATAAGCTGCATCCATACTTCAAGCTCTTGAAAGACGAGCCTGGAAGAGCGCCAGCGCGTAAGGTGATAACTGAACTCACGCTCTGGCTGGCACCCAAGGATCCTCACTTCGTAAGGGAATTCCAGACTAACGGGTTTGATCAGCGGCTTTGGGAGCTTTTCCTTTGGGCTGCTTTCCGCGAGTTTTTCTTGGATATCGAACAACTGGATGCGCCCGACTTTCGATGCCGAGCGCCTGGGATAGATTTTACTGTTGAAGCCACAACCGTTGCTCCGTCGCAAGGTGGAGTTTTGGCAGAGCACCCCAACCCAAAAACAGAAGAAGAACGTGAGGTATTCCTCCGTGATTACATGCCTATGAAGTTCGGCGGTGCACTGACCGGCAAACTGAACAAGGTTAACTCCGCTGGAAAACGGTATTGGGAGCGCGATGAAAGCAAGGGCAAGCCATTTGCTATCGCCATTGCGGATTTTCATAAGCCAGCTGACGAGAACGAACTTGGCCCAATGACCTACACCCAGTCAGCTCTATGGCAGTACTTGTATGGTTCTCGCGTCACATGGCGGTTCGAAGGCGATCAACTCATCATCGACACCCATTCTGTCGAGGAACATGAGTTCAAAGGGAAACGGGTGCCTTCTGGGTTTTTTGATTTTCCGGAAGCAGAGAATGTCTCTGCCGTGATCTTTTCAAACGCAGGCACAATTGCGAAGTTCGACCGAATGGGTGTAGCTGCCGAATTTGGAGCGGACGGATATGGCTATTTTCGTATGGGGATCCGGTATAATCCCGATCCCAACGCGGTCATTGGTGAAGCGTTCTCTGCTGATGTTAGAGACGAAAGTTATGAGGAGTACTGGACGCAAGAGATCCAGGTCTTCCACAACCCCAATGCGAAGCACCCGCTTCCGGTTGAAGCGCTGCTGGGTGCCACTCATCACCATTTTGAAGACGGGCAGATGAAGTCACTTACACCCCACGATGCGGTTCTAAGTTCGTTCACGATGCTGATGAAGTACGTCAAGGAGGATGACTGGGACAAGGAGACTCAGGATGTACGGGCATAGGAGATGGTGCCCCCTCACTGTGAACTTGCCCGATCCACAACGAACTCCATGGACCTTTTCCCTGGCAGCCGCTTTCCGTTCAGCCGCCAAACGATGACCGCGATTCCGTACTGCCAACGTCGGTTCGCCGTTGCGCGGCTGATGCCGAATTCCCAGCAGATCGGCTTCCACGGCGTCCGGTTGGCCCGCAGCCACAGAAGCCGGGCATCGTCGCGATCCAGCCATCGCAGCCAAAGCAGCGTCTCCTCGGCTTGAGTGATCTGGCGCGGGCTGGGCCTTGGCCGCCGCATCTGAGGCTGTTGGCCGACCTTGTCTGCGAAATTGTGGAAGTATTCCGGCCAGGCGTTGAACTAGCCCTGCGGCTTCACCTCGGGCAGAATGCTGAAAACATCGGCGGCGCTTTCGAGCCGCGCGTCGACCGTGGCTGGCGTCCAGTCATCCATTGGCGGCCTCCCGGCTATCGGCGCGTTGGCCATAGAGTTTGTTGCCCAGTTGGCGGACGAGTTCACGCTCGGGCCAGGTGAGCCGGGGGTCGTCGACCGACACCGCAAGCAGACCTTGGTCATGCCAGCCGTCCTGCTTGACTTGCTCCGGATCGCGGCGTGTGCCGCCATAACCTCGGGGGTGCCACCTCATGCGACGCCCCCATTGGTCTCGATGGACCACAGCAGGATGGCGATTGCATCGGCCTCGTTGTTGTCTGCTGGCGAAAAACCTTTGGCCTTGACCGCTGCGATCATGGCCTCTTTCGGCGCATTCCCCTTGCCAGTGGCATGTCGCTTGATGGTGCCGACAGGCACGCCCTGATACGGCACGCCTCGCAGTTCGGCCCAAGCCGTCAATGTCGCCATTAACCCGCCATAGATGTGGGCCGCATCGGTGCCCGCGTGCCGCCGCACCTCTTCAAACCAGATGGCTGAGATCGGGCCGGAGAGACGGTCGATTTCGCCCAGCCAGTTGGTGAAGCGCAAATAGCGCATGCCGCCGCCGAAGCGGCCGGGGCGGAAGCTCGCTGTGCCGCTGGTGATCAGACCGTCGTGTCCGCGCAGGGCCCATCCGGTCGAGGTGCCCAGATCAAGGGCGAGGATGCAGCGCTGGCTTGAACTGGTGACGGGCAGCAATTCGAACCTTGCGCTGTCGGATTTGGTAAGCGGGGTCGTCGCAGCCATGATGGGTCTCCTGTCTTGGGGGGCTGGTCCTGGTGGAAGACGACGGCGGTCATGTGCCTGGGCAGGTCGGGCCGCCGTCGTCGGATCGGGGATGGGGAACGCATCAGGGCGGCCCGCGCGCCAGGCCCTTACGCATGGGATGAGTGGCCCACCCTGGGGTGGGGCCATCCCATACGTAGTATGGGGGTTGAGCACCTAACTGTTCGAGCCGAGTCAACACATTGATTTTGTTTGAGAATAAGACTTCATGAAGTCTTCGGGCATGAGTCAGGGACCTAACTCTTATTTGCGCGTAACCCGTTGATTTCATTGAGTGCACAGTTGGCGCTGTCATGTGAGTCAGGCCTCACTCATATGAGTTAGGTCGTCTTCCGGCCCGTCCTGGTAGACCCAGACAGCCGGATTCTCGACCTGAAGGCTGAGCCCGGACTGGGGGCATTTGAAGTGGCTGGGCAGGACCGGACGGGCGGTCGAGGTGACCTCGCCGGTGGTCGGATCGACCTCCTCGACGGTTGCGCCGAACTGCATGCCTTCGACGCAGAGATAGCCAAACCGCGACCGGGTGACGGGGAAGCCGAAACCGGAGGGGTCGCGCAGGAACTTCACGAAGCCCTTGGTGGCGAGCACGCTCAGGCGTTCACGGATGGTGTGCTTGCTGCCCAGACCACCCCGGTTCTCGAAGGTCTCGGCGAACTGCATGGCGGTGTAGAGGCGCTCGCCCGCCGCCTCGTCGAGCAACATGCCCAGAATGACATCGTGCTTGCGCAACCGTTCGGCGTCGAACTTGGCCCCGACCTCCTTGCGCACCAGCCGCTCATTCATCGGGTTCAATTCAACCCAGCGGCCCGCTACCTTGTCGATCAGCTTGCCCGCCAGGCCGGGCCATTGCGCAGTTCGACTTCAAGGCGACGCTGGCTGCTGTCCTCGTCAGGCCGGTGCATGAGCAGCCCCGAGGCATAGTAGCCGCGCAGAGCGCTGGCGCCGGAGAGGGCGAGAAAGGGATCGTCCTTGACCTGATGCTTGGCGGCCTTGCGGGTGTGGTGGGCGAGGATGACACCGGCGTCTGGATTGACCGCTTCGCGCAGAACCTCGACACGGTCCTTCAGGAAGAACATCATGGCGGTGTTGTCGTTTTCGCCACCGCCCTCGGGGCCGCCATCGAAGAGGTTGCGGATCGGATCGATGACGATGATGTCGGGCGGCGCATCAGGGAACGCCGCACGGATGGCCTCGGCGATGCGGGTGACGCCGTCGGCATCCAGCAGCAACTTCAGTTTCGGGGTGGCGATGAAAGTGTCGCGGGCGGCCGCGATCACCCCGGGCGACAGGCTGATCTGCTGCATCCGTTCGCGCAGGTAGTGATATTGGATTTCCGCCTGCAGATAGAACACCCGCAGCGGCCGGGGCGGCGTGAAGCCAAGAAACGGCGCGCCTGCCGCCATGTGGACGAGCCACGAGATCAAGAAATCGCTTTTGCCGACCTTCGGCGCGCCGCCCAGCACCAGAAGCCCGCCCGGCGTCAGGACGCGTGGCGCGATGATGTCATCAGGCATCGGGCTGCGATCATCGAGCAGCGCACCGAGACTGAAGGTCGGCAGCGGGCTTGCGGGGGCGTTGGGGCGGGCAGCGCGAATGAGCGGCGGGCCGTTGCGCTTTACATGCAGTGCCCAGAGGCGTTCTGCCTCGGCCTGCAGCCGATCGAGCGGCCATTCAGGGCGCAGCATGGCGGCGTTGTAACCGCAGATCGCTTCCCAGCCTTCGGTAGGGTCAATGCGGCCGTCGTGCACCAGGCGGATGTAATGGCCGATGGCGGCGCTCGCCCCCTGAAACCGTGACCAGTCATCCACCGCACCCTCGCGCACCGGTGTGGTCAGGACGGCATCGACGCCGGGCTTTGCGACCGACAGCGGCGTGCTGGTCATGCCCACGCCCGGCAGCGGTGGCATGTCGGCCACCCGTTCCGCGAAATCTGCCAGATCGACCTCGACCGGGTTGTAGTCGCGGATTTGCACCAGCCGCTGATGGCCGTGCTTGTGATAGACGGTCCCGGCCACACGGATCGGCTGGTGCGCCGAGCGGAAATGGGTGTCACCGCCGACCTTGATGGCGATGTCGCCGCGAACGCGGCACAGTTTGGCCAGATCCTCACCCTCGGCAGGTTCGGTCAGTTTCCACCAGACATGCAGCTTGGCCGCGCCCTCGGGCGTGCGGCCGCCGCTTTCCACAATCAGGGTGGGCATGCCGAGGTGGCTGACGATGTGGTTCAGCTTGGCCGGGATGTCGCCCGCGTCGAGATCGACGACCAATGCCTGCATCTGCAGCACATCTGAAGCGCGGGCCTGACCCTGTTCGGCGACAGTGCCGGGGATGACATAGACCGCCGCACCCTCGCGGTTCGCCCATGCGGCAAAGGTCGCCAACTTTTCACGGGCGGTCGTGTCTGCCGATATCCAGATGTTATGCGGCTTGCCGTCCCGGCCTTGTCCCTTGTCGACGAAGCCGCGCAGAGGGATCAGCCCTTCGCACCAGCTGAACACGGTGTCGAGAAAGGTAGCAATCTGATCGGGGTCAGGGCCGCAGCCGAACGGGTTTCCGGCCGGAGGGCCATCGTTGAAATCCATCCACGGGTTGAAATGCAGGATGCGGTCGTCACTCACCGATACAGCCTCCAGCAGCGCGCGGCCCATGGGCAGAAGCGGCATTCGAAGAAATCGGCGCTGGCGGCAATGCGCGGCAGCAATTCGCCCGCATCGGTCGCCTGCAGGATCCGCACCCCGCGATCCGACATGTGCTGCGCAAGATCGGCATCGAAGGGCACCTGCTCGTGGTACATCTCGGCCGTGTCCTCGTTGATCGCCGTGAACACGGCGGGCGCAGCGCTGACGCCGGGCACGCTCGCTTCCATGCAGGCCTGATAAACGCCGATTTGCGCGGCATAGACGGGTTTGGACTTCGTCACGCCGTCTTTGACGCAGGCCCGCCATGTCTTGGCGTTCATGGTCTTGCATTCCCAGAGCGCTGGAACGGCGAGATCGAAACCCACGGGGCCGGCAGCGATGATGCCATCGACATGGCCCCGGATGGGCCCGCCCGCGACGGAAAAGCCGAATTGGCCGCCATCGGGCCGGTTACCCTTCCGGGTGCAGAGATCAAACCCCGCGCCGCGCAGCCAGGCGACCGCCAGATCTTCAAGCGCATGGCCGATGGCAAAGATGCGCAGTGACTGGCCGCTGAAGTCCTGGCCCTCGTCCTTCGGGGCGGCCGTGAATTCAAACTGAAGGGCGCGCTCGCAGGCGTGGCCAAGGCGTGACCCGCCAAGTTAGTCGCGGGGCGCGCGTGTCATCTGATCGGCGGTCAGAGCCTGATCGACGGCGGCATTGACCTGGTCGGCGAAGCTCGGGCGGTGATTGAAATCCAGCGTCAAAACGGCACCTCCGGCGCATTGGCTTTGGCGATGTCGGACATGGCTTCGCGGAAGCCCTCGACGGATTCTTCGATCAGGGCACGCACCTGCTCCTCGGTCAGACCGGCCCAGGGGGTAGACCAGCCGATCTCGTCCATCAGCAGCGCGACGCGTTTCATGGTGGCGGCGAGGGCCGCGCGTTCTTCATCGGTCAGGTCAACCATGGCCACACGCACCCGCGCCAAACGCGTCCAGAAGGACTGGCAGGGCATCGAGCAGAACCACACCGATGGCCGGGGCCGCTTCGAGCGGTGCGGATCGAACCAGCCAAAGCCATGGCTGGGTTGCCGGCAGACAGCACAAAGCGTTCCACGCGGATGCCATAGCCGCCGCCGTTCCCCAGCCGTGATGATGGTGATGGAAGTCATGGGTCATGCCGCCCTCCGTTCGGGGCTGGCCGCGCTGTCGGTCAATTGGCGTATGGCGCGCTTGTTGAGGCCGAAGGTCATCAGCGCCGAGGCGCGGTAGCGCGTCAGGCCGAAGTCATCGCGGCATTCGGGGGCCAAGTATTGCAGCTGCTTTTCGGTCGGCGGCTGGCGCAACCAGGAGCGGGTCTTGAAGGCGCTTTCGTCGGTCTCATGGGTGTTCAGCCAGTCATCGGCCTGCGCAAGGCAGACGGTGCGTTCGTCAACATCCAACAGGTGCGGGCGTTCGCCCTTGCCACCGCCCACGGCGTACCAGACGCCGTCCAGCAAGAAGATGCCGCCCCAGGCGGTGAAGCCCGTCGCCATCATCGCATCATCGGTGCCGAAGAGGTCGACCCATGCGAAGCTGGACCGTTTCAGCAGGTCGATTTCTGTCATGATGAAACCCGACAGCGGGGTGGTGC